ATAGGTCATTACTCATAACCTATATATAGGTATTTTTACTTAATCTGCTTCGCCATGTTTTTTTTTGCCCCATTTTATAATTTTATCAAAGTTTTTTGCTTTAATATCTATTTTTGGACCAAATTTCTTCCAGTTTTTAGCTACTAGATTCAATTCAACCAATAAAAGTGGCCATTGTCTTGAAGAAATATTACTAACTTTTATATTTATTTCCTTCATGTGTATCTCCTAAATGCCATTCTCCATAACCAAGATCGAGTAATAGATACTACTGTAAATATAAGCGCAATACCCATACTATCAAAAATTGTAGGATAAAGACCAAAGAGTGGAAATACCAGCAATTGTATTAGAATTGCCAATATGTAGCCTGATCCAACATCTATAAAACTTTCTATAAGACTTCGCATATTCTTTTACCTTTCAAGATATTATGTTTAACATATTTATCTTTTTTATTTTTATAAGTTATCCAACCTGTCCATTTAGGATTAAGTGTAACTAAAGATTTTAGCAATTTTTTATAAGACATTGCTTCTTTTTCTTCATCTTCTTTACCTTCTTCACGGACTTTGAATTTATATTTCATCTTTCCTTTCATTCTGTATATATAGGATATTAGATGATATTTGTCAACCCCTAACGTCCCTGACCGCGATATTTTTTCTTACGCATTCGGCGCTTCGATTTATTCATTGTTGAAGTAATGGGACGACGGCCAATTGATGTTCCTTTTGGCTTACTTTCATGCTTTGAAATAGTACCATAAAGACCACTTTTTTTCTTAGCCATCCTTTATTTCAGGCTGTTCTTTGATTTGACGTTCTATAGGCATATATTTTATGTGCCCATTTATTTTCTGTTCAAGATCCGTGCCACAAGTTACACATCTATAATGATCTCTAGATAAAGAAACTAATATAGTTGATAAAGCACAATTGGGACAAATACCGTGTGTAATGTCTGGTTGAAAGCCTACATCTTTTACAAAAAAATTTTTCATTTAATAATTGCTTGACACAAAGAACAACTTTTTCTAAATCTTGTGTGTCCTGAACAATGTTCTGCTTTTTCTAAATCTGATTCTGTTAATATTAAAACTTCCTCTTTTATACCAAACCATTTAGCAAATATCTTTTTAATAAATTTTATCATTTTACATACCTATCTGTACTTAAACCTAAAATAGGTTTATACTCTGTCTTACCATTCTTTTTGATTGCCATCAAATATTCTTTTCTATTTAAATTAATATCTTTCTTATAGCTTACGTGGATCCATCCCGAGTTAGGTTGGCCAGGTTCATAGTACTCGAGAATCAATTGGTCAAACATAAGGTTTTCTTTAATCCAGTCAGATGTCTCATTATTTGGTACCCCAAATATTTCAAAATCCGCTGCTTCTCCCTTGCAATGTTGTGATTTTTCAGAACTTCCTATCTTACGTGACAAAATCGCGTTGCGGTAGCCCGATGTAATGGTGACTACGTGGTTAAAATGGTCTCTAACGGGCTGTAGGACCCTCTCACAGAGCAATCTTAGGTTTTCCTGCTCATCTTCACTAGGATTATTGTCAAGGCCCATTCTCGTGGCTGTTTGTGATTTAGTCAGTTCTGCTAGACTGAAGTTCTTTGATAATTTCATTTTTATCTCCCTTCCTATTATATAGTTTTTTGGATTTAATTACACGTTGTTTGTATTTAGGCGTGCGTAATTCTTTTGCATACTTATTCGAGGATAAGTTTTTTGATTGAGATTGAACCATCTATATTTGTCTCCAATTCTGCTTTAGATTTAATGCATTTATAAAACACAGATGTACTTTTACTTCGTTTTGCTATACGTTTATGTTTAAGGCATTCACTTAAAGTAGGTTGTATTCTATGTTCTTTAATCTCATGATCAATTATCATAAGTAAGGCAAAAACTGTTTCAATCATTTTTCGTATCCATTTTGTACTTTAATATTTCTATGTTCTTCTTGAACTTTTTCAAGAGTTATTTGTAGCTTTTCAACTTGTTTCTGTAAGAACTGTATATTAACTTTATTGTGCATACCTTCTTCTATTTGTTCTTGGATTTTTTCTATTTGACCTGCCATATGTTCTATTAACATAAATTGTTCACTATCTGCTGGTAAAGAACCTAATTCACCTCTCGGCCACTTAATAGAAAATTCAACAGCTTGTTCTAAATCTTTTTCTATCAATGTTTGTTGAGTTTCAATGTTATTTAATCTTTCAATAACTCCAAATGCAAACCAAACCCCTATACCAACTGCTGCTATAATTGATAGCAGGTTACGCATAGGCATTGAAACAGATGTGTTCTCAGATATTTTCATTAATTTAATATAAGTTTTTTATTACTTTTCTGCACACTTCTTTTTTCCCCATTTCCAAGTTTGAGTTAGTGATTTTTTTTCTTGAAGCTTATCATTTTTGCTATCTGTTTCGGTTACACCAACTTCAACTGTAGTTTGATCTGGGCATACAGAACTACATCCATTTAAAAAGACAATTAAAGTTATTAAAATAAAACATTTAGTCATTTTTCTTCTTTTTATTTTTATTACCTTGTTTCTTTTTCATTTGTTTTAATTTTTGTTTAACAAAATTAGTATTTTTTTTAATCTGTTTAGATAGAATCTCTTGTCCTTGTTGAAGTTTAAAGACTTGTTCTTTCATGCTCCAAGTTTCGTGAAGATTCCAGCCGACCAGGGCAATCAAGGCGGCTAATGCCATACCAATTATTTTATCTTTTAAATCCATATTAATTTTCCAATCATTTTCTTATAATGTGTTTTCTTAACGCTCTAACTAATCTTTCAATATTGTCAATAATATCTATAAGAGCCTTATCCTTAATGAAATGCTGCTCAAGCTTTAATTCATCATATTCTCTTAAAGGTATAGTTACAGTTCTTTTAGAAGTTAACTCATCTTCATAACTAGCATCATCCGCTATTTGTTTATCTTCATCCTCTATCATTACTCTAATTTAGCGTCTATTCTTTTCTTAAGTTCCGCTCTTTCTTTTTCAACTTCTTTTAATTGTTCTTTTAATTCTTCACTGTCAGGATTTTCTCTTACAAGTTTTTTAAGCTCATAATATTGTTTTGTTAGTTCGCGATATTCGTATGTATCTATTCTAAGATTAATTTGCTCTTTTATATCTTTTATTTCTTTAGCATCTACATACCTATCATCAATAAACCAAACACCTGTAATAAATGTGATAATAAGCGCGGCACTTGCTAATGTTTTTAATATTTTCATTAACTAGGCCCTGCACACCATGCTAACCAAAGAATGGCTACAAATAGGGTAATTGTAAAATATCTTTGTCTTCTTCGATACGCTTTTGCTCTTAAAAGAACTGATCTTTGAAGTTTTAATGTTTTGTATTTCATAGCACCTACCCATTATTGACACCATTCACATTCATTTGTATCATCCACCACTAAACCTTCTTCTTTAGGTTCACACTCACATTTTTTACATGCACAAGTTCCGTATTCATCTGCATGAAGATCCCCACTACAATGACAGTTGTGGTGACATTTTCTGCATTTACTCATTTTTTTGATTATTTAATAACTAGTTCGTATAATATGATCAAAGCTATAATTATACCAATAGTAACTTTTTTATTAGTTATAGCTAAGTTCCATATTCTTTTAGTGTGTTGTATTACTTTTTCCATAATATACTCCTCTTTTATTTTATTATACCCCAATTGGGGCCAGATTCATAGTCTACTTTATTAGGAACTTCAAGTGAAACTGCATTCTCCATTATCTCTTTTATTTTGTCAGAATTGTTGTTTACAGAGATATCTAGTTCATCATGTACTTGTATATGGGGAATTATTCCTTCTTTATGTAGTTCTATCATTGCTTTTTTTGTCATATCTGCCGCACTTCCTTGAATTAGTTTATTTAAAGCTTTGTAAGTGTATGCTCTCTTGATCCCTGGTCCGTGTTCCGTGAGCGCTGTATCATGTGGTAATGCTTTGTGAATTCCAAACTGGTTTGGCTCCCATAAATGGAACCTGCATAAGCGTCCAAGTAAAGTTCTAATTCGACCACGATCCTGGGCACGTTGCATAACATTGTCCATTAATTGTTTTACGAATGGAACTTTATTATGATACTGTCTAAATAGTTCTTCCGCCTTTTCCTTACTCACCCCTAATTCAGCTTGAAGTTTATTTTTTCCCATACCATAGAACAGGCCAAGATTTATGGTCTTGGCCTGATATCTAGGTATCTCTGCCATATCAGCGACGATAGTATGAAAATCTGCATTACCCCCTTTATATAATTCCAATACTTCGTCCACTCCGTAGAGATTCTGTAAAGTTGCATAATGTACCACCAACCTAGGCTCTTGCTGAGAATAGTCAAAACAACCCCATGTATGGCCTTCCTCGGGTATAAATAATGACCTGATCCGTGGTCCAAGATTCTTGTCACGTGCTGGTATTTGCTGTAAATTTGGGTTTGAATACGAAAATCTTCCTGTTACCGTTCCACCGTTATCTCCTCGTAATTGGTTAATTTCTGCGTGTATTCTCCCCTTGTGAGAATGTTTTATTATGGTATCAATGAATGTGGTATGGGCCTTATTAATTTCTCTGGCTCGGGCTATTCGTTTCACTAGTGGGTGGGGGTGATTTTGAAGAAAGTTTTTTGTAAATGATGGAGAATTTGTTTTTTCAGTGCGGTCGAATGGTAGGTGAAGCTTTTCAAAAACTTGCGCAATTGAACGTGCAGCCCATATTTGAACGTCTACTGATGTTTCTTTTTTTACTAATTGTAAGTATTCTTTTTCTTCTTCAACTAATTCTGCTTTTAATTTGTGAGCTGATTCTGCATCTGTTCGAACTCCTAAAAAACGCATATCGACTAGGCAAGGAAAAAGTTCAGTCTCTAAATCAAAAATAGAAGTTAAATCTTGGTGTAATATTTCTTTCTTAAGTTCCTGCCATAATTCTAAAGTTATCTCGGCATCCTTTTCTGCATATGCGCCGACATAAATGGCAGGTAGTTTATACATTTCTGCCTTGGCGTCAACCCCCCAACTCTTAGCAGCTTCATATAATTCTGTTTCATTTTTTCCTTTTCCAGTGTATCTTTTAGAACAGTTGTTTAAGTCATAGCGCATTTGATTCTCATCAACCAAAGCCGATGCTATCATTGTGTCGACTATTTTACCGTTAATACTTAAACTTAACGCGCGTATCCAACAAACGTCATACATGGCGTTATGGAATATCTTTGTGGCTGGTGTATTTAATACATCTTGAAACCATTTCAAGACTTTTTTACGATCCATATTACCACCACCTTCGTGAGCAATCGGATAATAACCAGACCAATCTGTAACAGCGACAGCTACTCCAACAACTTCTCCTGCACCAACTACTGAACCAGATCCCATTCTAATATTTAAATTAGGATCTTTAGTTTCCAGGTCAATTGCTATTTCATCATACTTTGATAGGTCAGGAAATTCTTCTGGCGGCAGCCATTCTGTCTGTGGTTTAAATAATGGTACTTGTATCATTTTTTTATTTTAGATTCAAAAACTTGACTCATTTCTGTCTCATCTCCATAATCTCTTTCTATTGCCATATTAATATAATGTTTTGCTTTCTCCAAATCTTGTTTTTGTCCTTTCTGTTTATGCCTGCATAAATATTTAATTGCGTTTCCTTCTGCAAATGGCAAA